CTAGTTGCTTTTGCGCTCCCGCCGCCAGTCCCACGGGTCGCCATAGCATTTGTGCTCCGGCCCGCAGCGGATGGTGCAGCCGGTGATTTCGACTGTCGCGGGCATCACAGGCTCCAGCGGCTGGCAACGGCCAGCACAGCCGTGGCAGCGGCAACCGCGTAGAGTGGCCACCAGCAGTCCATCGCGATCAGCGCAGGGGCCGCAACTATCCACAGCGCGGCGATACCAAGAGCCACCCATGTCAGCCTGTCCATACGCGCCTCCTCACGCCCGCGTGGTGATCACGCTCCACGTCGTCCAACTGGTGTAGCCGTCCCGCACGGACTCGACCTCGATACGCAGACTCGTGTTGAGCCTGCCGAGGGCACAATCTGCGGTCTCCGTATCCCATGTCCATGAGGTGCCGGTCAGACCGGTTACGGTCCGGCGCAATACGCCCCCCTCACCATAGACCCGCACGGTATAGGTGGTGCCCGTTTCCGGGCCGATGTCCGCCGCCCCCTGCTCTACGAGCGTGCCGCCCGTCTGCTGTTTGCGGTCGCGATGCGCCCACGAGACTGTCAGCGGGCCGGTAATGATATCCGGGAAGTATGCCCCATTCAGCCGCACGTTGCCGGGCGGATACGGACGGAAGGCCCGCGCCCGCAGCGTGACCGTGTCCAGCGGGGCAGCAGCCTCAAAAAGCTCGCCTCGCGCCGTGCGCGTGAGTGCCTTGACCTTGACCGTCTCGCCTTCGAGGTATTCGGTGCCGTCGTAACCCGTGTCGTCCAGCCCATCCACGCCACAGAACCACAGTCGTGTTCCGGCGGGGTGCCCCGTCGGCACGGTGTCGAGCACCCCGCGAGCGACTGTCACCAGCCCACCGTTGATGAGGGCCTTGACCATCACCAGCTCGTCGCCGAGGTAGGCGATGCAGCCGATATGCACGAGGTGCGTGTCCAGCTCGGTGTCGAGCATAAACTCGGTCGTCTGTGGCCCGATGTTCGCCCGCAGCGTGCCCGTGGGCGTCCAGTCGCCTGACCCACGCGAAACATACTCGCTGCCCTCCTGCGCGACGAGGTTGTAGCTCATGGCGTCGGGAGTGGGCTTGGCGGCGAGCAGCGCGACCACCCCCGCCTTCGGGTCGTAGGCGTCCTGTATGGCGGGAATGTCGCCCGTGATGGCCTTGACGAGCACATAGTACGGAATCTCCGTGAGCCTCCGCAGAGCGGCGGCCTGTGGGATGCTGACCGGGTTTTCCCACCCGGTGGGGGTTGCCGAGGTGATGACCGACGCGGCCAGCGCGTACACGTCTTCGATGGCCTCGACAGTCACCTTGCGGTCGGTGGGGGTGCCGTAGTCGATGGTAACGGCCCGCATGTAGATGGCGTCCAGCCCGTACTCGGGCCAGTGCAGCTTGAACACGTCGCCGGGCAACAGGTCGGTAAGGTGCCGCTTGCCCACGATGGTGGCCTTGGCCAGCACCGCCGACCTCTGGCGCAGGTCGCGTGTGGCCACTTTCGATGCCACGCTGCTGCGAGTGATTGCGGGATACTCGACCGTCTCCGCAATGGTCTGTCCCTGCGCCGCACGCGCCGCCGGGTTGCGGATAGTGATACAGCGCTCGACCGGGCCGACGTCGGTCACTTCGCTGAACTTGACCACCAGTTGGTTGACGCGCTCGGCATACCCGAGACGGGCGAAGCTGCGCAGTTCCGATATTTCCGCAGGGCCGAAGACCGGGACCGTCGCCGGGTCGTAGTCGCCGCGCATAAGGCGCAGCATCCACAGCCCGGTGCGGGGATGGGTGTAGAGCACCGCGTCGATGTGGCGGTTGATGTCGCCGATGAAGTCCTCCATGGGGTCCTGCGAACTCCATGTGGTGGAGAGGCCGAAGTCCTCCGCATACAACTGGTCGGCGACAGCACGGAAAGAGGCGTCGTCGATGGTCTGCGGTGGATAGCCGAGGCCCCATTCAGTGTTCGTAAGGCACTCGTAGATGATGTGCGCCGGGTTGCGGTCAAGGCCAATGGCACACCGCGTGGGGTACCAATCGCAGGAGGTGCGCCGTACCAACATGGACCACGGCTTGATGTACGGGTTCATGCTGGCGAGATACATCTGGCGCATGACTAGCGAGACCACGCCCCGGAACGCCGGAACCAGCGAACCGAGGTTGCGAACGAGATAGTCGTTCTGCCCCTGCGACGGCCCGCCCATCAGCACGTCGACGGCACCAACTATGCCACCCTCGCGCTTCTCGCCGCCGAACAGTTCGGGCTGGTTGATGGATATGCGCCCGCCGTAGCACGACCCCTTCCACGCCTCGCGCTCGCCCACGCGGATGGCGCGAACCTCATCGAGGCCGTGACACAGGGCCACATGCAAGCCGAGGAAATACTTGTAGCCAATCGTCGTGGACTTCGAGCCACCACCGCCTCCCCCGCCCATCAGGCACCTCCACCCTTACGAACGCGCCACGGGGTGCGTTTCGGCTTGGCGGCCTCTGCTTCCGCTGCGCGACGTTCACGGGCGCGTTCCAAGGCTTGCAGGGCCATGCCGTCGCCTATTTCCTCCAGCCGCGCAGAGGAGACGCCCTCGTGCAAAAACGTAGGCCAGTCGATGCCATAACGGGCACAGAACTCGCGGCACCCCCGACTGCACATATGCGCGGCGCGGACATCGTCCATTCGCACCATGATGACGTCGTCGCTCATTACTTGCCTCCGCGACTCTTGCCGCTCTTCTCTTTGACGGGTTCCGTGCGCAGGTCTCCGTACCAGACCACGTTGGGCGACTCGTGCCAGACAGTGCCGAACACGACGGGAATGGACCGCCCCTCTTCGGCTGTCGGAACATCGAACTGGTCGAGGGTCGCTGGCTTGGGCGTGTCCGGGCGGGGAGGTTTCCGCTGCAAGAGGTAGGATGCCGCCGACACCACGGTGGAGATGGCGACATAGACAAAGAAGGCAGTCCAAGAGAACGGCTCCATGTTCGCCTCACATGATGGGGTCGCCCGCGAAGGGGTTTTTGTACGGTACCCAAGGGAAGCCACCGAAGTTCAAGATATTTCCGAACTTCGCGTTGCAGGTCTCGCGGGTGCAATCGCAACCGGCGTAGACGGTGACAGGCTCGTCGACATTCAGGTCGATGATGGCGTTGTTCAGCGTGAGCACCGCGCCGTTCTGCGCCAGCACCCACCGCTTCGCCCCTCTGGATGTCGTCAGCAGCCCGCCCGTGGCCCAGCCCGCCGTCAGCGGCACGGGCAGGGTGAGTGTCACGCCGCTGTAGGAGACCACTCCGGCATAGACCACCTTGTAGCTCTCGCTCTGGACACCGCACGCCGAACTGTACAGCTCATGACGGCATAGCCGCTGATACATGGCCCGCAGGCCGGGGCGGCGCAGCGATGTGAAGACAGGCTCGCAGGTGATGGACGCGGTAGACCCCGCGAACATCACCGAGGTGACGCGCCCCTGCCACAACACCACGAAATCACCGTCGCCCTTGTGGTAGCTGAATACGGTGAGACTGATGACGTCGTCTGGCGGCGGCCCCACATACAGCGCAGCAAGCTTGTTATCGCGTGGCACGGTGATGGTGATGTCGGCCTTGCTGATGTCGTGGGCGATGGAGATGCCGGTGCGTTCCATGGGCGTGGCCTTGTAGCTTTCGCCCTGATAGCTCACGTCCGCATCCGAGGACGTGAAGCAGTAACGGTTTACGCCGTACACGAAGCGGAAAAGCTCCACGGGCCGCCCGCCGAAAATGGAGAGGTCTGTCAGCCGCCATGTCATTGCGCTATCTCCTTGACGGGCACAGCCAGCCGCGCCACTCCCGCCCTGTCGTGCTGCAACTGGACGGCGTCGGTGTTGAGGCGGTGCAGAGACAGCCACGAAATGCGCCGCACGTCTGCTGGCGTCGTCACCCTGCCGATGAACCCGTCGATGGTGAGCACATCCTCGCCTGGGTTGCCGGTCACGGCTCCAAGCACCTCGAAGAAGAACTGTGCGCCATCTGTCAGCTCGACCATGATGTGACGCCGCACCGGGCAGCCGTAGAGCAACCGCGAGAAGGATACGTCGCGCACCCGGATGGACTTCTCGGCTGCGCCCACGGTGGCCATAAGTTCAAGGTCGCCACGCCACGAGGGCATCCAGAACGGCGCGACCCTGCCCGCCCTGCGGTGCAGCCACTTGCGCATGGCCCACACCTCGGCCTGTGTACGTAGCCGCCAGCGCATCTCGTACCCGGCAGTGCTATACGTGCGCGGCGCGTCGATGGTGCAGGTGCCCACGCCGTAGTCGAGCACCGTCATGGGCCGTTCGATTTGCCGCTGCACCATGTCGCCCTCCGCAAGCAGCGGGTCGAGCAACACGTCATAGCCCTTGTACTGCACAGGTGCGGGGTCGCCCACGAACTCCACGTTGTCGACGACGAGGAAGCGAGCACCGAACTCCGCCGGGCCGCTCACATGGTCGTCGCGCCGGGCTGCGCCCACGATGCGCGTGGTGCGCACCGGCATGACCAGTATCGGCCCCGGCCCGAAGGCCACCGAGGTGGGCAGCACGAAGTCGAGACGCCCGGAAGAGACGCCGGACACCTGCAAGGTCTCGTTGACCTGCGGCGATTGCCACAGCATCACCAGCCCGGCAGGGCGATGGTCGGCGCGGGTGGTATCCACATTCACGCCGGTGGCCCCTACCGCCAGCGGCCCCTGCATCTCAACCTGCTCGGGCCATACCGGCATGGCCCAGCTACGCCCCTGCCAGCCGTACAGGGCCGTTTCGATGGCGGCGCACTCCGCAGGGGTGCGGGCCAGCACCGAGACCTCCCACGACTGACGCGGGGCGTTGCGCAGCCGCGCCCGCTGCTCGCTGCCGTCTCGGGCCTCGATGATGTCGGTGAGCCATTCCAGCAGTTCGTTCTGGGGCGACTTGGGCAGCCACACCCACGCCACGATGCGGCGACCCACAACCACCACGGTCAACACAACGGCTGACCCGAAGTCGAGATCGAGATGCCCCTCGATGATGGGGGGGCCGTCCATCTGGATGGTCAGGTTGAACGTGCGCGACTGGAGAGCACCAAGGGTGAAGCCTGTCTCCTCCACGTCCACGTCGATGCCGTCCATGCCGTCTTTGCCGACAGCTTGACAGACCTTCGGCACCCGGTAGGCGTTCCAAAGCTCGACCTCGCGGGTGATGGTGCCTGTGAGGTTGCCCACGTCAATCTTGGTGGGGTTGAGGTAGAACTTGTCGTAAAGGTCGTCGGCGAAGCTGTAGGTGCGCACGCCCGCGAGGTGCGCCGGAATGGAGGGGCGCGGTGTGTTGCGGGTAAGCTGCCCGCTACCCGCAACGACAGCCGCAGGTGAGGGGCCTACGACAGAGACGCCCGCATAACCCGTGATGGTTGCCGACAGTTCTTGCGGTGGCGCAGCGATTACACCAGAGAGGACGAGGCCGGGATAGGAGGCCATGCTAGACCCCGTCGTAAGGCACGGCGAAATGCACGGCCGGTGATGATACGGGGGTGGCCTGAAGCGGCACGACCATCCAGCGGTCAGCCCCCATCGTGATGATGTCGCCTGCCTTGTAGCCGGAGCGCGTGACCTTGAGGCCCGGCACTTCACCTAACAGTTGGCATTCCCCATCCGCTACGTTTCGGGCCAGACGGAGGGGAACAAGAGGGACGATGCCCGTGTAGTTGCTTGGCATACATGCAAGCATGGCGAAATCAAAATCACCAGACCCCAGCAAAGTCGACTCGCTTGCATCTTGTATCGGCAACGTCCGAAGATTGTTGTCTGATGGACTTGCATAGCTTCTGCACCAGTCCGCGCCATTCTGGCCCAAACCCACAGCCCTGATAGCGCAATGGTACCCATAACCTGAACTAGCAGTGTAGTTTGGGCCAAGCGGAACGCCATCCCAACCTTGCGACCTGTTTGGCTCCCCCATAGGGGTCGGTCCTGCATGAAGCTCACCCCCTACGAAATCGCCGTACTTTTGGAGGTCGCACATAAGCATGTGTCTAAACTTCCCGACCTCATACTCGATGGCGACAAAAAGCAGGAACGGGTCGTTCAGAAGAAAGAAACGGTAGCTTGGCACAGCACCTATCACTCTGCATCCAGCTCCCATGGTCTTGGTGATGTCGGGTGACCATGATGTGTTTCCCGGCTGGTTATCCCACGACTTCGCAGCATCAAACCCCGTAGAACGGTAGAACGCTATGCCTGTAAATTGCGAATAGTATTGGGTAATGCCGTCAACGCTGACGCTCCCATAGTCGTTAAAGCTGGAGTACACTGTAGCTCGGGTTGCTGTACGGAAGTTCAGAAAACGCCCATTGCGCGAAACATGCAGCCGCTTTCCCTGTGTGCTTGAGGAGTTGTTGAACGTGCGATAACTCGACGCATCATCGGCATAGAGATTGACCGTCCACCCATTCTCGATGAGGAACAGGCGCAACTTATCAATGAGGTCGTGCTGGTCGTTGGCAACGCCCATTTGGTATGGCATATCAGTCCATCCTTATGGCTACAAAGTTATTACGACCTGTAAGTGCGCCACCACTAAAGACAAGAAAGTTCTGACCACTGATGGTTACAATATCCTCTGCCGCAACGCCTATTCCGGGAAGTCCGAACATCCCGTCAAACTCTCCGTAGACATTTCGTGCAGTGCCAGAAGCACAGAGAGTCATGGGAATAAGAGGAAATGAGTTGTCGACATTAGGGCGCAATAAGGCAAGCATCTTGTAACCAGTAGATGTTGTAACAAGTCCAGAATGCGGCAACACGAACAGTTCAAAGTTAGCGTACCAGTTATTGTAGTAGTATTGCTTTTCAATCAAACACTTCCACCCGGCAGTCATGAAGTAGCCGGAACTGCTGGTTGGGCGGATTGAGCTGCTTGGTGCATCGTTGCGTGCGCAAAAGAATGGCGCATTTGAACGCAACAGGGAATCGCTCCACACGCTGGCGGTACAGGCACAGCCCCCCACAAACATGGGGTAAGGAAGACCTGCGGGGGGGCCATACGGCATGATGAAGCCGAGGTAGGCTATCTGGTAGGTCGTCGACGCACGCGCAACGACGATGATGCGGCGACCGTTGGCGAAGAACCAATAAGGCATTCCCGCGTCGAGCAGCAGCAAACGCGGCAGGTTCGCCGCCAGACCGCCGGGCTGCGCCTCAAAGGACGCGGGGCTGTCGTAGCCGGTGAACCCGTTGAGCTGCCAGTTGCGCCCACCGTTCGACACCGCCTCCGTCTTGATGCCCACATAAATCTGGTCTGCCCCGGCAAGCCCCGGCCCGCGCAGGATGAGTTCGTGGTCGCCGCTGGCTGGCGCGGTGTGGCGCATGACCGTCCACTGCTGGCCCGCAGCCACAAGTGCGGCGTTGGTGGTGACGAAGGTCTTGAGCTTGGCGAGCAGGTCTTTGTAGTCCGTCGCCGTGCCGATTTCGTAGGCCATGGTCTACCTCCGGGTCATCTGGCCGATGGCCGCCGAGTTTTTGCGAATGACGTTGAGGATGACGCGCTCGCCGCCCGGTGACGACAGCGCCCCATGCACCACCGACTCGTCGACGACGTTGACAATGCGGACGTCGTCGCGCTTCTCTGCAAGCTTTTCGAGAGCAGTGGCGATGCGCGTTTCTGACGCGGACGAACCACCCTGCCGCGAAGACAGGGAGTTCAGCGTCTGATTGGGATGGATGGCACCGGTTGCGCCGGGCTGGAAGAGTTCCGGGCCACGCTCGCCAACGAGGTAGGTCTTGCCCGCGAACACGGGGCCGCCCTCGGCACGCGTGCCAGCGATGCCCACGACACGGTCGGCGTAGCTGCCCCACGCCCCGCTTGCTGCACCGCCTGTGCCGCCCGCGCCGCCGCTGAATCCGGCCATGATGCCGCTGAACAGCCCGCCAAAAAGACCGCCACCACTACCGCCACCGCCCATGCCGAACATACCCATGGCTTGCGTCACCATCCCCTTGGCCGCGATGCGGGCGAGGATGTCGAGCACGAGGTTGCCGTAGTCCTCCCAAGCGTTGCCGCTGCGACGCAACGTGCCCACGATGCCGTCCTCAATGCCCGAGATGACCTTCGAGGAGGCGTCACCCATGATGGCCGCCGCATTGGTGGAGGCCTCGTAGTATTCGATGGTGACGCGCCTCATGCCGCTGTAGGCATCGGTGGCCGATTGCAGGCGCTTGCGGTCAAGCCATCGCTGTATGTCTGCCTCGGCGACTCCGGCCGCGCGGAAATCTTCAAGCCGCTTGTTCAGCGACCGCATCTGCAGGGCCTCGTCGTTGCGGTAGAGTTGGGCCAGCTCGTCGTAGAAGGCGATGCGTGCCTGCAGGTTTTCCTGCACCACGGCGGCGTGCGCCGCCTCCACCGTCAGTTCGCGCTTGCGGGCCGCCACCGTCTCGTCGATGCCCTTCAAGAGGTCTGCCCGGTACTCGCGTTCGGCAGCCGCCGTGGTGGTGAGCATCGACAGCTTCTGCTGGTCGATGGTGCCGTCATCGCGGGTGGCGGCCCGGATGGCCTCTGCCCTGTCTTCAAGGGCTTGCGTCTCAAGCTCTACCGCACGGGTGGACTTGGCCACCTCTTCGGGCGTGAACCCGTTGTGCTGCTTGGCGTACTCCATGACATCGGCAAAGGCCCGCACCTGCGGATTCGTCGCGCCAAGCACCTTGGCGAAGGCATCATATTCCTTCGTCAGCCTGGCTATGCGGCCCTGCCCTTCGGTGCCCGTGTCGCCATAGCGGGCGAGCTTCTCGGTGATGGATTCGGTGGCCGAGGCGATCTTCGACGCACCCTTGGTGTCGGTCGAGGTGCGCGTGGGACCCGTGATGACGAGACCGGCCGTCGTGGATGCCTTGAACGCCGCATCCATGGCCCTGTCGCGGGCAGAGAAATCTTGGGTGAAAGCACTCACGGAATCACCCGTGGCACTTCTGACCACTGTCTTCATGGTATCCCGCTGAGACTTGAGCAAGGCCAAACGCCGTTGCATCTCATCCAGCGGACGAGCACTGCCGGACATGTGGTAATTCGGGTCTTGCTGTGCGGACGATATCTCCTGCTCCAGAACCCTTATCTCCTGCTCCATGGTGGCGTTACCAGAAGACACGGCGCGAAAGTCATGCCCCATTTCCAACAGCCTCTGCACGCCCTCCACGGCAAGGCCAACGCCTACCAATGCAGCCCTGGCTTTGGCACCTCCCACGATAGCGCCGATGATGCCCACATCCTGCACCACCTCCGGCAGGCTATTCCAACCGTCAAGCGTCGTGGAAATCAGCCCGCCGACTGCAGAACCTACGCCGCCAACGATGGAGAGTGCCCGCCCACCCGTGTGGGCGATGTTCGTCAGCGTCTTTTCCACGCCCATGAGCGCATTAGGTTCATTCAACTCATGCAGCTTGTCGATGAACTCACGCGTGAGGGTGATGACGCCCCCGCCCAACACGTCATTCAGACGCCGCAGGCTGTCGACGATGTTCTCCACGCCCGAACCGGCCCGCAGGTTTTTGGAATCGACAAGTTCGACCAGCAGTTCGCGGTACGACTGCTTGACTCCATCGAACAGACCGCGCCCTGTCTGACCTGACAGAAAGCCAAGGGCATCTTGCATGTTGGACGACAGGCCAGACCACGTGTCGGCAACATCCTTGCCCGCGAGTTTGAACGATTCGAGCCGCTTGTTCAGTTCTGCGACCAGTGTACCCTGCTGCTTCCACGTCTTCACCATCTCGCCCGTGATGCCGAGGGCCACGGCGAGGCGGTCTTGCGTGGGAACGATGGTGCCATCAAGCAGGCTGCGGGCCTCTGCGGAAAGCTGGTTGAGGGGAATGCCAAGCGCACCAAGAGACTGCACCACCGCCAGCGTGAAATCCGCCGTCTGGTCCAGCGTCATACCCACGGCAGACGCCGGGCCGATGAGGGCCTGAAAGCCCTCCACCAGCTGGTCGGTGGTGGCCGTCGTCTCAAGGCCCATCACCTGAATACGGCGCATGGACTGTTCGGCAATCTGCTGTGCGGCGTTGTACTTCTCCATGCCCACGAGGGTGCGTCCCTGCGCCGTGGTCAGGGTGTTGACCGCTGCGATGACCGACCCGATGCCGATGCGCGATTCTTCCCACTGTGCGTTGAAGTTGAAGCCGCGGCGCCCGAAGTCCACTGCCGCTTCGAGGGCCTTGTAGCCCGACACTGCGGCCGCAAGCTGGAGGGCAAGACGGTCGAACGAGGCGCTCATGGCATCCGTGCCGGCACGGGCACGCGGCCCCACGCCTTCGGCACTTGTACCCAGCGCCCCAAGCTCCATGGCGATGCGGCGTATGGCGTTGGAGGCCTTATCTTCGGTCTCTATGGTGATGCGCGTACTAGGATTTGCCGCCATGTTCACTCCCGCTTCTGTGCTTCCCTGTCTTGACGGAGCGTCTCAGACTCAAGGGCTGCGAGCTTGTGGTAGTCGTGCCATGTAAGCTCGGTTCCGAAGAACTCCGCCATCTGGAACACCGCAGGCCAATCGAGTGCCACCCTGCCGTTGAAGCCGATGCGCCACTGGCCGTTCACTCTCACCCATACCCCCCATATGGCCATGTTCGAGGGCATCAGCTCCGGGCCTTGGCCGTATTCGCAGTCGGCGCAATCGGGAGCCTCCGACTGCGCCGACGCGCGGCACGTTTCGCAGTAGGTTAGTCGGTCTGGGTCGGCTGCGAACCGCCAGACCTCAACAAGTTTTTTATCTCTTCCTCGGGGTAGCCGAGGCTGTAGAGCCACGTCTCGTTGATGAGCTGCAGCACGTCTCGGTTGGGCAGGTCGTCCCACGGTTCCAGCTCGGGGTGCATCTCACGCACGCACGCCTCACGCCTGCTCATGAACTCGTCGTTGACGATCCGGCTCAGGGCCTCGTCATCGCCGCGTGCGGCCTTGGCTGCGGAGGCGGCCCGCTGCTTCTCCATGCCGAGCAGCTCCACGCAATCGCTGCGCTTGAGCGAATGCAGCTCGGCCTCTTTACCTGAAACGGTCAGCATGACCTTGGGCATGGTGTCTCCTAGTAGGTGGCGATGGTGTTGGTGAGCGTGGCCATGACCACCGAACTGGCGGCATGGTCGGCATGGTAGGCAGACCAGGCGAACTCGCAGCGCATCCCCTTGGGGCCGTCGATGGTGGGACCCGTCAGCTCGAACTGCAGCTCGTTGAACGTGAAGGTGAGGATGTTCGCCCCGGCCGTGAAGGAAAGCTCCAGCGAGGTCTCCGTGGAGTTCATCGCTTTGTCGAGCAGTGCGGCGTCTTTGAGCAGGGCCGTGAGACTGCCGCTCACCGTCATCAGACCTTCGGAGATGTCGCCCCGGGCACCGCCCTCGCCGATGCAGAAGGCGTCACCATCAAGTCCGGCATCGAGGGAGAAGTTGAAGGATGGGCACACGCCGATGGCCTGCCCGCCCTCCTTGAGCGTGGCCTGAAAGTTGCTGAACCGCGCAAACTTCACAGCTTCGGGGGTGCTATCGCATGAGGTCGCTCCCTTGAGCTGCTTCGACCCCATGAGATCGACTGTGGCCAGCAATTCACCGTCGCCCCCCACGTCCATGGAGAACTTCGAGACCTTGCACCCCTTGTTCAGCAGGTAGAACGGCACATCGGTGGGCACGCGGGTTTCGAGGAACAGGCTCGGCTGTTCATCGCCCACCTTGAAGGTGTGGACATACGGCCCGGTGCCGGTGGTCACAGGTGCGCCGAACATCGCCTTGAGCCAATAACCCATGGACAGCGCGTCGACGGGCACCACGGCGGCACCGCCAAGGTCGGTGTAGCCGTCGAACGGCTGTGCCGGGTTGCGGGTGCCGAGCAGCGTGCCGCCCGTGTTCTTCTTGCGGCTGGGCTTCAGGTTGCAGGTGTTGATGGGCATCATCACCCCCACGGGGGTCGCCGTCACACCGTAGCTGTCTTCAAAACCCAGCATGAGCGTGGCCTTGTAGCCTCTGGCCTGCTTCGTCATGTTCGTTCTCCTTGTGGTTACTGCCAGCCGTCGGAACCGATGCCGATGACATTCGGCTCACGCACGGTCACCACCATGTCGCGTTCGGCATAGCCGCCCTTTGCCGGATGCGTCGTACCCTCGCCCACCACAGGCGGGCAGGTGGTGCCTGCCAGTACGCGCATGACGGCAGGGGCGAATTGACGTTCCATGGCCACGATGGCCGGTTCGGTGACGATGTTCGCTGTCTTGTCGGGCTTCGCCTGCACATGCACGCCGAAGTAGATGATGATGCCCCAGCGGTGTTCTTCGGCCTCCGGGCCGCGCTCGTCGCCTGCGGGTTGCAGGCACACGTAGGGGGCGTCCTTCTTCTCCGGCTCATGGGCCACGTCCAGCCCCACGAAGACCTTGAGCGGTGCGCCGAAGGCCGTGGTGCACAGCGCACCGAGTTCGGCGTCGATAACGAGGGCCTGCGCCCACGTGTCCATGATGTCGAAAGTATTCATGCGCTTCTTCCCGAGGCTCGTTGTGAGGCGTTCGATCGGGTCTCGTGCATCCACTCCGCACCGCGTTCCACATAGCGGGCGACCTTGGTCTGGAAGAGTTCGATAAGCTCATCGCGCCGCGCCTCGTAGGCCTCGCGCATCAGCGGACGAGCGGGAACCGTGATGGAGCTGGGGATCTTGCGCTTGGCCACGGCGTAGAGCCTGCGGGACTTGTCAGTCACCCTTGGGGTCACACCGCGCTGCACCATATAGCCGAGACGCTGGGCAGAGGCCGAAAGCCAGCCCACATCCACCCGCATCTGCGGCAAGGGGTAGCGGAAGTAACCGATAGGCCCGTAAAGCTGCCCGAAGAACCGCCCGCGTCGACGCGGACGCGGCCTGCCAAGCAACTCGTCGAAGACCCCGGAACGGGTGATGGGGGAGAGCTTGGGCCATGACGTGCCGTCGGGACCGCCGCGCACAATGTCCGCACGGATGCCCTTCTGCATGGCGTAGCCGAGGGCCGAAAGGGCCTTATGGGCTTCCTTCGGCAGCATGTCGGCAAGGTCGCGCAACCACGGCCCGGCATCGGCGGTGACGGATGCCGAAAGCAGCGAGGCTCCACGGTCAGAGAAGAACGGGTCGCGCCGGTAGCCCACGCGCACCTTGCCGTTCTTGTCCACCCTATCCTGCCGGGTGTAGATGAACCCAACCTGCCCCGTAGCCATCAGCGCAACCTCGCCCGCTCTTCGCTCACGCAATGCAACAGCAGCAGTCCGGCCCCGGCCAGACCCAGCGGCTTGCAATAACGCAGCTGCCATACGCCGCCGAGCATGGCGACCTCATCACCACGTTCAGGAAGGGCTGGCAGGTCTCCAGACACCACATACGCCAGGGCGAGACGCCCGCGCTCGCCGGAGTATCCGGCCACCTGCGAGTCGAGCAGGCACACCCCACGGTCGACGACCATGGCCTGCACCGCGTGGGCTGCGCCAGAGACCGAAACGGTGATCGTCTCGGCCCCGAGCGAGCTGCACAGCGAGCGCAGTGTCTTCACGAGCGTCTCGTTCAGGCTCATTACGCTTCCTTGTCGTAAGCGTCGGGGTCGCGCACGAGATCGACGAGCGAACGCACCTTCTCCTCGGTGACTTCGCCCTGACAACGGTTCACCGCATCGAGCACCGCCGGGATGCCATGACGTGCCGCCAGTTCGAGGACGGCGACAAGCAACGCCTTACCCATTCTGCACCTCCTTCGCGCCCTGCTCGGGCACGCCTATCTGCCGCAGGTAATCGGTGAGTTCCGCAAGCCGCAGGGCCATGGACGACAGCGTGGCGAGGATGCGCTCGCGCTGTGCCTCAGAGTCTGTGGCCTCGCGCCCGCTGGCGACATACTCCTCAAGGGCGATGCGGGCTGCGTGATACAGGGCGTAGAAGTTGCGGGCCACTACCTTGCCCTTGGCGTACTGTTCCGCCGTGATGAGGCCCTCGGAGCGGGCATCGGCCATGCTGTGCATGGTGACGTCGTAGGCTGCCCCGGCAGCCACGAGGGTGCGGTAGGTGTTGGTCTCGAACTCGGCAGGCTGGCAGCCGAGGCAGAGCGTCGCCAACAACGCTACCAGTGCAAAGATGGAAAGACGTTTCATGCGCTTCTCCGGTAGAGGATGGGGTGGACAATGCGCTCCCACAGACGGGAGACCCATGACGCCAGAGGCCGAGGCAACCCGAGACCGCGCAGCCGACAACGCACATGCAGGGCGTTGAAGCGATGCTGCGCCGTGCTGCGGTTCATGTCAGCACGTCCCACGACCCGCCGAGCGCCGTGCGCACCTTCGCCGGGTATTCGGGGTTACTCACCCGTCCGTCATTGAACACGGCCCCGACACCGCCGTTGTAGGCGGCGCACAGGGCGGCATAGCCGGTGATCCGCTTGGCTGCGAGCCGCTTGGCTGTCCATGCGAGATGGCGACAGCCATATTCGATGCCGAGTTCAGGGTCACAAAGCTGTGTGAGGAATGGGCCTTTGAACCCCCTCTCACGCGCCACCTGCCCCATGACCTGCATCAGGCCAAAGCTGGTGGCGCACAGGCGGCGTTCCGTGGCCTTGGTGCATGGGATGACCGTGAAGGGTTCGGCGATGCGCACATAGCGGTCATAAAAGCCTTCTTCGTATCGCACAGCCCATGTGTCACCGCCGGACTCGACTTCTATGATGCCAGCCACCAGTACGGGGGGCAGGTCATAACGCATCGCGCACCGTTCGATGAGAGCGCTATGGGGGCTTTCGATCACAAGAGTACGCATAACCACCTCACTTCGATGTGCAGAGGTTGTCGCGGTAGGCCCGAAGCCTTTCACGTATCTTCTCGGGGACGGGCACGCCGAAGTACGAGAGGTGCTCCAGGCATGAAAGCCCCTCGTTGACGCAAAGGTAGGCCACGAACACGTCGCGCAGCGGGATGGTCATGCCAGTGGACTGGCTTGTGGCGGCCTGCACGGCAGCCATGACCACGATGGAGAGGAAGTAGAACACGAACTTGAGTCCACCGCCCCTCATCTTCGACGAGCTGACACGACCAGCTCTCCATGCCCGGCAGAACCCGAGCGCGAAGTCGATGAGCAGCAGCAGGAACAGCAGCGAGATCATCATTCCCACACCGCCGAGGAGCGTGCCGACAAACGCCGCGCATGTGCCGATGCTTGCTTTCACGGGGAACTCCTCGCAGAGCGTTCTTGCGTAGCTGCCTATCTGGTCGAGAGTGTGCATCGTGCCTCCGCTGGACATGCCCTCGGGCCGGGGCTGTTAGACGGGCGGGAGACTAACCCCCGCCCGCTTTGTTCACTGGTCGCCGCCCTGCCCGCCCTGGTCGCTGACATCTTCGGGGGCATCCTCGGAGGCTTCGGGCACGGGGGGCTTGCAGGCCGCGCCATCTGCCACGAGCTGCTTCGCCAGTTTCACTTCCAGTTCCAGTTCAACGCCCGGGAAGTGCAGCGTCCCACGGTGTTTCACCGACTGCAGCAGCAGAACGGTCATGGTCTTGGCGGCCATGGCTAGGCATCCACCACGGTGGCGATGACGATGCCGTTGGGGATCTTGGGCCAGGGCATCGGACGCGATTCGGCGAGCAGGAAGAGACCGCTCGGGTCGTCCTCCATCTTCGACTTCGAGAAGATATCCACGGGGCCGCTGCATTCGAGGTCAGCGGGCAGGCCGAAGTCCAGCGAGGTGGGCAGTTCGGTGCTGGTGAACAGCACCTTGTTTGGCGCAAGCAGCTTCTGCGACACCCCGGCACCGTCGGTGTAGGTCGTACCGCAATGGTAGATGTCGATGCCGTTGACGCGGCCCTTGTACATGCGCTGCACGTTGGGGCCGAGCTGGCCGAGTTCGATGCGCTTGTTATCCAGCTCTTCCTTGATGGCCGGGTTCTTGCGGAACGCCGTCCATGCCTTGTCACCCATGACGCACACGTTGGCCGGGAATCCGCTCTCCTGCACCAGCGCGTTCCACTCCTCGAAGTCGCCGGAGGGGTCGCTCGCGGACTCGGTCCACCTGTCGGTGCCGGTCAGGGTGACCTTGTTCGACGCTGGAATGAGAAAGTCGATCTGCCGCTGGATGTTGTCCTGGCTGATGACGATACCGCCCTGCATGGCCTGCGCAGCCATCCACTCAAGGCTCTTGGTGATGCGGTCCTTGAGGTCGTCGAGTTCGCGCGTGACGGCTTCGAGGATGCGGTCGCGCGGTGCGCCGGGGTTGTAGGGGTCGCGCCCCAGCTGCGGGGCCTTGAGCAGGTCGGCGGCACGGAACTGCTTCTTGGGCCGCATACGCGTGGTCTTGATGGCCTGCACTTCGCGCTTGGTGTTCTCCACGAGGGTGCCGCCCTCGTAGTCGGTCACGAAGGGGGCCAGTTCCTTGCCGTACATCTCAAGTTCGACGGCGGCGGTGTCGGTGAGCAACGTGTTGCGACGCGACTCCGGGAAGAACAGAGAGAGGAACAGCGAGTTGAACCACGGCCGCACCGTGATGATGCCCGTCAGCGTCCGCGCCTCGAAGTGGTCGGTCAGTACGATCTTGCCCATGGTGCGCTCCTTACTTCACGAACAGCCCGGCATCGGCGAGGCTGTCGATGGCCGTGTTCTTCTGGGTGGTGGTGATGCCCGAGGCCCACGTCAGACCAGCCGCGCGGAACTCGCCGTGGGAATAGGCCACGGTCTTGGCCTCGCCGCTGGCGGGAATGGTCACATCCTCCACGAGGATGCGACGTGCGCTTTCGCTGCCGTCGGTGGCTGCGGGCGCGTGGGCCGCATACTTGCGGCTGGCGGTGATGCGCCCGAGCACCGTACCGGCCAGCAACGTGACCTCGGCTGCCGTGGCGTTGACCAGCGTGATCGGCTCCTGCACGACAGGATGCCCGCCCACGAACGCGGGAATGGTGTAGCTTTTTCTTGCGTCAGGCATGACTTACCCCTTGGCGATGGCCTTGGACTGTTCGATGAGCGCAGCGTAGCGGTCGCCTTTCGCTTCGGTCTTCTGCTGCGTGGACAGGGGCGTGGCCCCGGCCTGCATCAACCCTTCGAGAATGGCCTTCTGCGACGGGCTATCCTGCGCAGCCGTGGTCGTGGTCGCTTCGTCGCCCTTCGAGGTGGTGGCGACTTGCAGCACATTCATCGATGCCAGCGATGCGATCTGCTCGGTGCTGAGGTTCAACGCGGCCAGTTCGGCCACTTTGGCGGCGGCTTCAGGCCCGCACACGAGGGTGACGATGGCGGACACGCTTTGTGCGGCCTGCGCCGTTTCCTTCGAGGCTGCAGTGCGGGCGTTCTCTTCACCCTCTTTGCGAATCGCTGCCACGGCCTCCGGGTATTTGGCGGCCAGTTCCTTTGCGTCCATATGGACCTCCTGACTGAGTGCTGCCACGGCTCCGGCGAGGTCGGGCACGATGGCTGTTACGAGACCGAGTGCAAGGGCCTCGGTAGCCCTGAATACCTGCCCGTCGGCCCATGCTGCCGGGTTGGCCCGGTCAAGGCCCATGGGCGCAGACACGCCGTCGAGGAACTGCGTGTAGGCGGTGTCGATGAGATGCTGGAAATACGCCTTGTCGTTGTCCGACAGCGGGGCTTCGGGAGCACCTGCGGCCTTGCGCGAACCGGCGGTGATGTAGGTGGCGCGGATTCCGTTGGTCTCAAGGTACTGCGACCAGTCATAGTGCATCCAAAGCACGCCGACGCTGCCCACGAGGGCCGCAGCCGGAGCGAACACCCGACCCGTGGAACCGCCTATCCAGTAGGCGGCACTGCACATGGTGCCGTCAGCGTAGCTGGCGATGGGCTTGCCCCCGTCGGCAACGCGGGCCGCTATCCAGTCTGCAAGCTCGCGTGTGCCGTCCACCGTGCCGCCGGGGCTGTCGATGGCCAGCAGAACGGCCCGCACTGCGGGGTCGTCCAGTGCCTGCTGCACCGTGGTGCGCACGCCCTCCATGCCCGTCGTCCACCACGAACCACGCTTGGTCAGCGTGCCGCGCATGTTGACCACAGCCACATCGCCGTGCAGCTCATAGGGCCTGTCGTCGCGGTCACGAAGCAGGTCGGCAAACGACATGGCGGCACTATCTGCGCCGGAGGCGAAGCGGGCCACATGCTCGCGCAGTGCCTCGGGCATGATGGCCAGAGGCCCCGCCAACAGCTGCATGGGTGCAGCCGCTTCGTCAGCTGGCTTTCTGGTCTGAGGCTGGGGCATCTTGGGCATCGTCTCTTTCCTCTGTCTTCTTTCCGGTGGTGAGCGCGGGCGTGACGCCCTCGCGCTGCATGAATCTGGCTTCGCGTGCGGACTGGCGTATGCTGTCGCGCCAGTCGCGCCCCTGTTCGGCGTGCGTCTCGGCCTGTGTCCGCAGCAGCCCGCCAATGGCGGCAAGGTTCGACTCGACCTCTTTCACCGGGTCGATGTAGCCACGAGCCGGACCCATCCACGAAGCCGCCGTCCACAGGTGCTGGGCCTCGTAGAAGTCACGCGCACCGGGGGGAATGGGCAGCAGGTTGCGAAGCCATGCCTCTTCCCACACCATGGCCCACAGCGGCTGGCAGTAATGACGGGTGAGAAAGTCGCGGTAGTAGAGGATGGTACGCCACGCCTCCAGCAGGGCGGCGCGGGCCGACGAGTAGTTGGTCTTGCTGAAGTCCTTGGTGAGCACTTCGTAGGGCATACCCGTTGAGGCCGACATGGCCCGCAGCACCAGTTCGAGAAAGGCGTTGAAGTTGCCGCCCGGCCTGTTGCTTTGCAGCACGTGCGGGCGGTCGCCCATCTGCCCGAACATGACGCCGCCCGGCTCCACGCCGTAGTCGGGCTTGAAGCTTTGCGGAGCGGCGTTGGGTTCGATGTTGCCAGCGCCCCCTCCCGCCAGACCGCCAAGGCGCAGATTGTTGACCGCAGGCGTGCCGCCCATGGTGCGCTCGATGAACAGCGGGAAGGCCGCCGTGACGATCTGCGCCACAAGCTCGTAGTCCAGCGCGTCGTCGAGCTGGCGGAAGAGCTTCATGCCGGGTTCGAGAAGTGACCGTCCCCGCACCTGCTCATCGAAGAGCGGGCGGAAGCAGTGGAACACCGCCTGACGGTGGGCCACGCGGGCCGGTTGCCTGACGAAGCGTTCGTGCAGTCCGGGCATGTACGGGGACGGGTCGGAGATATGGTAGAAGCAGGGCCGCCCGCGTTCGTCGAGTTCGACGCCGTCGCGGATGTCACCCCCCGTCATTCCGGGCGGCGTTCCGAGGCGGTGCGGGTGGATGTTCTGTATCTGCAGGGCCAGCAGGCTTGTGGCGTCCTTCTCCATGATGGCGAGGTGCAGCAGTTCGCCATGCACCAGTACAGAGCGCAGCCCGAGCAGCTGCATGTCCTCGAAGTGGAGGCGGGCCGACCAGTCGCATTCACGGCACCACCGCGCCCAGACCCACTCCATGGATTCTTCGATGGCGGTGGCCTCGTCCTCTGTGATGCCGAGCAGCGCATAGGGAAGTGCCGCCTGCGGTTGCAGGCCGCAACCCACAGCCGAGACGGTGATGGAGTCGACAACCGAAGACGCGGCCCAATCGTTGGCCACGAGGTCTTCTGCGCGGGTCTGCGCCAGCCTGCGCTCCATGTCCTCGCGGATGTCGGAGGCACGCATAGGGCCGTAGCCGGACAACACACCACGATGGCTGCCAGCCTGACGCGATACCAGGGGCTGACGCGCCGCGCGTGACCGTATGGACTGACCCGGGAAGCGCATCAGCGCACGCTCCCGAAGTTGACCACATGGATGGCATGGCCACCGCGCAGCCGTTCAAGTTCGCCCTCGTAATACTGAAGCTGCTTCCGCACCTCCGGCAGTTGCGAACGGCGCAGGGTGATGCCCTCGAACGTCGTCTGCTCGGCGGTGGCGAGGTCTTCAAGGGCCGACTTGTAAAGCCCGATATGGCGGAGGAGTTCCTCCTCAGTCCAGATGCTCATGCACCACGGTTACGACGCGGCGCGGCTTCATGTCGTGGAGGATTTGGAGGATTTGGAGGATTTGGAGAATTTGGACAAAAAATTCTTTAACGCGGTGGCACCTCACCGCAGCCCGCGCCGACACAGGCAAAAACGGCATTTTTACCGTGCTGAAATTGCCTCGATATGAAGGCAAGCGGGATTGCACTGCTCGAAGGCAATCTGATAACGGGAAATCAAATGAGGAGGTACCATGTTCAAGCTATGTGTTCTTTCAGTCTGTTCCGCATTCCTGATTTATGGCTGTGCACCACAACAGAGCAACAAACAAGTGACTTTATTGTCTTCTTTCAACTCATCAGAAATGGGGGAAAAACTTAAAAAAGGAACAAACACCATCAATGGAAGTGCACTCATAAGACAGAGTGGTGGGGCAATAGTCACATGTGCAGGAACAGAGGCTTCACTAATTCCACGCACGTCATATTCAAATGAGCGTATGGCCCACATCTACGAAAACACAACAGCGGGCTTCAGACCCATTGGGCACCTAGCTCCACCCCGCATAGTCTTCACAAATGAAAGTGATAAATATCAGTCGATGATCCCAACATCGATGTGCGATGCGCAAGGGTATTTCTCTTTTAAAGACGTTGCCGATGGGGAATATTTCATTACAGCCATTGTAGTGTGGTCTGCTGGCCCGCATAATCCGCAAGGTGGCTTTTTAATGAAACGCATCAAGGTCGAAGGAGGAGAGACCAAAACGATTGTCTTGGCTCCCTAGGCTCAAGCACAGATAAAAACGCTCCACCCACGTTGCCCAAATAGGACAATTAATTTCCTTCGGGGCATTTTAGCGGTTGGGCATAGACTATGAATCATAATTGCCATTACTTGCCGGGTGTGGGCGAAATACAATACCCGTAAGGGAAACTAGCTCGCAGCTCCATGGGCTGTTTTCAGCACCCGGCATCTTCTATATTGACAAAGTCAGCCGGGTTGTGGCCTAGTGAACTAGGTGCTCAAAACACCTTCATCGGCGGATTGCCACCCGACAGACTGGCCTTTTCTTTTGCCTATCGTATAGGCATCTCTGCCCCTATTTGCCGGGTGTGGGCGAAATACAATACCCGTAAGGGAAAATAGCCCGCAGCTCCGATGGCTGTTTTGAGCACCCGGCAATTCCCCATGTGGGGAGTTGTCTCCGTGAACCTCAAAAGTTCCATCGGAGGCCACATGTCCAGCACCAGCATTCCCACCGTCGACCTCGTCGCAGGTCGCCCCGTCGTCTCCAGCCTTCGCGTAGCCGAGCACTTCGGCAAAATCCACAAGAACGTCATCCGCGACATCCGAAACGTGATCGCTAGCGTAAGCGATGATTTCAACCGGCTCAATTTTGAGCTGGTCGAATACATCGACGAGAAAGGCGAGACACGCCCCATGTACCACCTCACCCGTGATGGCTTCACCATCGTGGCCATGGGCTACACAGGGCCAAAAGCTATGCGGATGAAAGAGGCATACATCCGGCAGTTCAACGAAATGGAGCGTACCCTCGCCCACGGCGCAACAACGCCCGTCGCGTTACCCGCTCTGCAGCCCACGGCGGGGTGGGACACCCTGCGCCGCCTGATACACGCATGGGCAGACCTTGCCGCCATATCACGCTCACAAGCACGCTTTGCTGTACGTCTCCGGTGTGGCGTTGATCGCCTTGACCACCTTTCCCCAGACCAGCTTCCTATCGCCATCGCCTTCGTCCTGGAACAGATTGAGAGCCTTGGCGACAGACTCAAACTCCCTGCAGAGTCTCCCACTGCTTCATACCGCCGAGAAATGGAAACAACACTTCACATGCTCAGAAATGCACTGGAGAGTTTTCATCGCGGGGTTGCGAAGACTCAAGGGGGTGCGTCATGAATCGAGAACACGTTGATTCTGGAAGCGCTGATTATTGCCCTCTCAGCCTTCGCCACGTGAGCGCGACGCAAGCCCTAGACGATGCAATCAAGATTGTCGCTTTTCTTCGGGACATCGTCTTCAGGTCATCCGTTGCAGCTGAGGTGGATGATTCGCCTATGGATCAGAACGCCATAGGGGGAATGCAGCTTGTCACAGACCTTTTGGCAGACAAATTATACATCGCCTCTGGTCGTTATCACCTTCCAGGGAGCGATGTGGGAAACAGCCTAGCGGGTAGCAACACGGGCACATAAGTGTTCGACACACATCCATTCAAGGGCCGGAGAGAATCCGGCCTTTTTTTAGGCCACGACATCAGGCAGTTTCCGACACTGGATGTACTCTTTAAGCGCACTGACATAGACTCGCAAACCTGCTTTTACTCCAACGCGTGTGGCCGGGAGTTCACCCATGTTCACCAAGTTATAGAACGTGCTCTTGCTGACGCCGAGCACGGCGCAGCACTGTTCCCAATTGAGCAGCTGCGTGCCGGGCAGCTTGTCGATGTCTGGAGTCTGCATGGCTATCTCCTTGCCCGCCCCCACCAGCCGGGGCGCTTCGTGTTGTCGTTACCCTGCGAATAGGTGCGCGGTTGCTGCTCCTCTTCAGGTTTGGGGATGAAACGGATCTGCAACATGTCCGCAAGGGCCAGCAGGTTGTAGCTCACGTCCCACGCGTGGTTCGGCCTGTTTTTGGGGCACTGCCACATGCCGTGGGTGTCGCGGTATTCGGCCACCATCTGCTTGGCCCAGTCTTCGGTCAGTTCACCGTTGTACAGCCACGCGCCGGGGTCCGTGGGTGCAACCTGTAACAGGCCGTGCAGTCGGTTCTTGAAGTGCGTTGAATGAACATGCAGACGCTGCAGCCCGCCAGGGATGGCGCGACTCGACCCCGGATAGGTGTCCACCGTGCGGAAGGTGTGCGGCGTGGCCATCCGCTGTTCACCCTTCGCGGGAATGAACAGCGGATGCAGCCGGCACCAGTCATAGACCTCACTGGTACGGTGGCCCATCGCGTCAATCACTCCGGCCTGAACCGGGTAGACCAGCCCCTGTGCATCTTCATAGACCGTATTGAACAGCACATCTTCAAGGTTCGAGAAGTCGTCGGGTGAGGCCGACGGCACGAAGCCGTTGCGGATGCTCCACGACGTGGCCGAAAGCCCCCACCCGAAGGCACGAATCTCGTACCAGAATCCGTTATCCTGCGTATCCACGGCAGCCAGCAGACACGCGACCTGCCCGCCACCGGGCACAAGACCTGCGGGCCTGTCGTCGCGCAACCGCATGACCGCCCCTGCATCGCCCTCTTCCGTGCCGTCCACCCACGGTTCGGCGAGGTAGCCGTTCATGAAGTCCTTTAGCGTTTGCAGGTCACCCAGCTTGCGGTCGCGGTCGGCCTGGATGAACTTGGCCGCCGTCTCGGAGAGCGACACGTCGCGCGAGATGAGCGTGGAGTATTGGAACGCCACATGGCGCGGGCGGCGTTCGAGCATCCAGCTCATGGCCTCTATGCCTGTCTCCGGGTCGCGCCACTCACCACGCTCGACGGCAACGTCACGGTCGTGGTCGTTCCACAGCGCACCGCAGCCCCGGCAGCGATAACGGGCCAGCATCTGGTCATTGACCTGGGCATAGTCGCGCTCGCCCTCGGGCCACACCACGCCCACCTCGCCGTCGTCGTGCGTGAAGCGCATCTCCTGATAGACGCCGCACTTCGGACAACGCACGAAGTAGTGGAAGATGACCCGCGCCTCAGCCAGGCACAGCATGATCTCCCCACGCGGCGTGGATGGCGACGACAGCAACATGCACTTGTGCGTGTGCTTGAAGGTGCGCACGCGCTTCATCGCCAGCGACACCGGCCCGGCCTCGCGCTTGCCGTCATGATCGTACTTGTCCACCTCATCGAGCAGGAGGTGTTTCACCGGCTTGTTGGCGAGACGCGAAACGCTGCCCGCCCATCCGAAGTGGAGGGTCATGTGCCGCAGATTGATGCTCTTGCTCGTCTCGTCGTCGGCAAGCCCGGTGATATACTGCTCAAGCGGTGGCGACGCCTTGAGAAGAGGGATGACTCTATCCTTGGCCATTTCGCGGGCGGTATCCTGCTGGTCGAGCACCATCAGCACCGGGCCGGGGTCACGGTCGATGGCCCACGCAAGACAGCCCAATTCAAGGGCCGTCTTGCCCGTCTGTGGCGGCCCGCAGATGCCGATGACGCGGATGAACGGCAGCGAGTAGGCATCCATGATGGTGCAGGTGTACGGGAAGACTTCACGACGCCAGCGCCCAGGGCGCTGGCCACCGATAATGCGGAAGTGACGCTCGCACCACTCCGTGACGCTGATGCGCTTCGGACGCCGGAAGGCACGACGCACAGCGGCTGGCCAGCGGAAGACGAAACGCTGCGGACAGTCGTCGTCATCATGCGGACGCCGGATTCTCACCACGGGGAGAGTCTCGCGCGTGGGCGGCACCAGTTGCAGTTGCTGTTCATGCGTCATGGCAATCGTCCGTGGGGAGCACTTGAATATCACCCACTGTTGCAGCTTCCGTTTCGTCCTCGATGACCTCGACCTCATACGCGCGATCTACGGCGAATCCATTCAGAAACACACGGCTACGCTCACGCAGCAAGTCTATGAGCGCGGCTTCGTGCTTCGGATTACCGTCGACAAGACTGATAATTTTGAGGGCCTCCGAGTGGATCCAGTTGAGTATTTCGGACTCCAGAACCGCCACCCCGGCAGCCATCATCCGCTCCATCTCACCGCGCGATACCAACTCTCCGCGTTTTTTACGGAGTTCAAGTTCTTCGAGGTCGCCGCGTATACACTCACGCCTTAATCTTTGTTCGAGCAGCGTTATGCCTACGTCCTTCGCCGCTGTTCCCCCCTCCCCCCCCTGTGGGACCGCCCCGACAGACACCCGAGGAGGCCAGCCCGCAGCGGTGGCAATCTTCACAATATCGTCAGCATGATAGAGACCGTCGCGCCGTGGGCGGCAATCCCGCCGGGTGCCAACATAGTTGTAGAACGTGCGGCGAGAGATGGCCCACTTGTGCTGGGCGAAGTCGGTCCATGCAGCCCCGGTTGTCGCCCACGCCTGCCCGCCCTTCGAGGTGGCAGATCCAGCCCGCCGCGCCGTCGCGCCTGTCGTCTCCATCATGGTGTTACGCCGCTCCATCCCGGTGGCACGCACCGTGCTGATTGGCTAAGTGTGCAATGTGCAACAGTTTTGAAATTTGAGTGCGCTCGCAGCCCACATGTTCCACGACCCCTGTAGGGGGACCGGGGGGGAAGGACCCGTGCGACGTCACGACTCCCTTGTGCCCCAAGGGTTTTGCGACTTCGAACAACAAATCAGGGGCATAAGCCTTGTCGGTGGATGGATGGGCACGCCTTTCGAGGCGCACCCTGTGCATCACGCCCAGCTGCACGAGAGAGGTCAGCGGTCTTGCACAGGGAAGTGAAGGCTGCGCCATGCGGCTCGGCCCTCGCCACGAATGCGCCGGGCAACGCTCAAGGATGAACAAGGAGCTACACATGGGCGCACCTCCTCAATCCGCCTTGCTCGTCGTGCTCCATCACGGGGATTTCCGAGCGATGGCGTTCGAGGTAGACGTCCCCGGCCTCAGACCAGAAGAGGTCATGGAACTCCATGACTCGATTCCAGTTGTCCCGTGCCCATCCCTGGGAGAAGCCGAAGCCGCATCCGGCGGGCCATATCCGGTATACGTGGAGCGGATACATGCGCAGCATCTTGGTCATTCTGTCCGCGCCAGCCTCCGGGGCCTCGCAGCGGGGAGCTATACCGAGCTTCGCACTGTAGCCCGAGGGCATGTACTCGACTTTGCCTCTTGGCTTAACCATCTCCACCACCGCAGACCGACCGGGAGACACCAGCGTAGCATCGACAGCCTCGCGCTCAGGGCCTGATGCCTGAGCGTATTTCGCTGCGAGCCTTTCGAGCTGTTTGTTCTTCTGCATGTCTATCTCCCGGTCGGTGGTGGGCTAGGTTTGGTCTGTGTCTAACACACTGTTTTTTCTATCTGGTCTCTGGGTCTGGTGGTCTAGGGGTAAAAAGAGTTTGGGCTACGCACGCATACACCCACGCGCACCCCCACACGCGCATATATTGCGCAGACCACGGACCATGTCAGCTTTTTGCCAGCAACGCACCGCAATTGCTTGCCTTTCGCGGTCTGTGAATCCACGGACCAACACGGACCGCCTTTGCCACGACCGGCTGCAATCACTTGGATTGTCAGGGTGTAGCCTCTATGGCGGTGGTCTGCGCTTTGCGCACCATGAACCAGAGCACGGGCCGACACGTTGGCGCCGTAGGACAGGTGGGGTGCGGGGAGAGCGCGCGAAAAACAGCAACACATGGGCGTCACACGGTCTCAGTGACGGCTTTGATGACGATGTTCTCGACGAGGTAGGGCCGCGCCCCGTTCGCCGACCGTGGCCGCGTTACACGCACGGCTGCGTCTTCACGCACCTTGCGTGCCGCCGTCTCAAGCTCACGCATGAAGTTCTCACGATTCAGCTGCTTGAATCCGTTCTCGCTCGCGTAGCGCTTGAACTGCGCATAAAGGTCTTTGATGTCGGTGCGGGTGTTCTCTGTGATGCAGCACCAGTCCTGCACGAACCCCAGAACGGGGTTGTTGAACCTGCGGTAGTCCATGAGGATGTCGCGGGTTTCGTCGCACATGGTGAACCGGCCTTGCGCCAGCAACCGATGCAGCCCTACAAGTGACCACTCGAAGATGCCGTCCAGCTCGGCCATGAGCTTGCTTTCAAGGTCGGGATCCATGGCCGGGTCGTTCTCAAGGAACTGCCGTTTGAACTGGATGGGCAGGATACGCCGGAAGTAGCCGTCGCTGTTGTCCATGACGCGTGGCAGCTTGTTGGCCGCGTAGACGAGCTTGACGCACGGGGTGAACTCGAACGAGTCCTTGTGCTTGAACGACGCCTGTATGGGGTCACCCGTGACGATGGCCTTGAAATACTCGCTCTCAAGGGCTGCCGTGGTGACTTCCGTACCCACGTTCAGCAGCTTGCCGAACAGCGCACTGCGCTGGAACTGGTCTTCGAGGCCCGTCATGCTCACAGCCGAGCAGTTGGCCTCGCCCACCATGGCCCGCAGCACCTTGATGACCTTCGACTTGCCGTCCGACCCCGGCCCCAGAAGCAGCAGGCACTTGTCGAACTTCGTTTGCCGGGTGAGGCAATAGCCCATGAACTCCTGCAGCTGGGCGATGGGGCCTTCCGTCTGGATGGTCTCCCCAAGGAAGGTCAGCCACCGTTCCGGCTTGGGCGTCGCCTCGCTGTCGTACCTGACAGGCAGCATGATGGTGGCGAGGTAGTCACGGTCGTGCGGGACAAGCTCCAGCGTGGACACGTTGAGCATCCCGTTCTCGATGCAGAGCCAGTCTTCACGGTCGTTGAGCGACCTTCCGTGCGGGATGGCCGACATGGTCATGGCCAGCGACGAACACGACGCCACGCGGGACGCCGTCGCCTCGTCACCGAGTGCGTTGATGGCTCGCCGCTTGAGCTGTTCGTCGCTGTAGATCTCGAAGTGCTTTCCGTTCCAGACGAAAAGCTGTCCGCTCTTGTCGTGGTACATCATCGGGTTCTCCTGACAGAGGTAGTCCGCAAGCGTCCTCTCGCGGAAGGTGAACCGACCGTTCGCGCTCATGCCAAAGAAGCGCATGTAAGGCGCGTCCGGGTCTGAACCTGTTGCCGGGGGGTCCTGCCCCCCCTTGGCTGCGGGGGGAGAGGCAGCAGCGTAAGGCTCTGCGTTGTCGATCAGAGTAAGAAAAGCGGCGACATCCTTCCCGTGCTTCACGAAGTAGTCCGTGAGGTCCTGCCCGTGATCTTCGGGCCATGTCCCGTCATCGCGCAGCCCCATGAATGCAGGCCACTTGATGATGGTCACAGCACAGCCCTTGCGGGCGAGATTCTTCGCAGCCGCGAGGGCATACTTCTGGCCAGCCTGGTCAGCGTCATAGGCGATGGTGACCTTGCGGCCTGCCAGCGCGTTAGCGTGGTCTTCGGGCCATTCGTTGGGTTTGCCCGTCTGGGTGATGGCGTTCAGCCCCCGCGACAGCGCACACAGGCAGTCGCCCTCACCCTCGCACAGCAGCACACTGCCCGGGCGGAGCATCGAAGCCGGTGGAAAGAGCATGGAAGCCCCATGCCCACGACCCCAGCTAAAGATCTTGGGTTGGTCACCCTGTGGCTTTCCAAGGGCGTGGTAGCACCGCAGGTTTCGCAACACGCCCTGCGCATCGCGCACGGGGATAACGACCCTTTCAATGCTCTTGAGCGGGAAGACCGAGTAGAGATCCGACTTCCTGCGGAAATGACTGAGAAGCCGCACCCCATAGCCGTCTATGGTTTCACGCGACCACCCCCGCAGGTGCAACAGCCGCAATCCCCAATCTGGGGTCACGGGGGTCATGGCCTCGTAGACGGCCTCGGGTATTTCAAGATTCTGGCGCGGCTCACGCTTGGCTTCGCTCTTATCCGAGGCGACCTCGCGCTTGCGGGCCTCGCCCGGAGTACGCCGGGCTGGTTGTCCCACACCGGCATCTGCGGCGAACTCGCGACGAAAGGCCTTGAACCCCTCCCCGCTTCGCAAGGGCAAGCCCCGGACATTGCAGTAGAGGTCGACGAGGTCGCCGTCTTCCACGCACTGGCGGAAGCAGTGGAACACGTCTTCATCGACGTTGTACGAAAACGACTGGTTCTGGTCGTCATGCAACGGGCATAGGCCATTGAGCCATTTGTCCTCTTCCTCCGTCACCGTGAACAGCTTGCGAGCGATGGCATCGCGCTGGTCACGTGTGAGGTTTCGACCTGCCCAGCCCATCTAGGCGTCTCCGTATGTGCTTGCCAACATCGCGGCTACGGGGCGCAACTCGCCGAAAGCCGGAAAGAACACATGGTGATAGCCAGACCACCCATCAAGGGCGTGCTCACTGGGGTGGGCGTCAGCGGGCAGCGGCTCGCGGCCCGTGTATGGCATGATTCTCACAAGCCGCCCGCCACGCCCGAGGATGCTCGCGGCCTCGTTGGGAAAGCGCACGTCGTCGACGATGACCATTCCCTCAGCCTCATCAAGCCGCTGCTCCATCGCCTTGATCCAATAGAGCGGGTCTTGCTTGCGTCGGACGTCCGTCCCCCACCATTGCATCAACTCGCGGATGCTCATGACCGGTTTAGGAGGTTCGATGCCGACGTTCACGGCACCATCGGTCGATACCCCGGTGATCTTTCCCCGTGCCGAATCGCACAGGTAGCGCGATACACCGAAAATCTTGCTCACCTCGTCCTTCACCACATCGCCAAACCCCATGCGCACGGCCCCGCGAACGTGGGCCACGAGCATTTCGGCGACGGTGGTCTTGCCGCAGCCTATGCCGCCAGCGATACCAATGATCATACCTGTCCTCCTGGCTTCGACCGCTCGTCGTCGATCTGGCGTGCGAGACAGTCCTCAGCCTCCTTGATGGCCCTCTGCAAAAGCGCCCTTGTCGCATCGACAGGCTTCCCCGCCTGCTGTGCCTTGAAGAATTCAGCTAGGGCGATAGTGGCCTGTGTCTGTTCATGGTCGAGATTCCGGCCGTCTGGTGAGGCCGTGATGGATTCGAGGCGATACCCCAGCCCCGCAGCGAGATAGGCGACAGGCTCTGAGGTGTGCAGTGCCCGGCAGAAGTCCAGCAGGTCGTCAGCTCCGAACTTCGCGTTCGGAATGTCGCCGTTGAGCTGGTTCATGAGGGTGCTGTAAGCCATGTCCATTTCAGCGCTTATGACCTTGGCTGGCTTGTCCGACTCTTCGAGGAGACGGCGTAACAGCCCGGTAAGATTGCGGTGTCGCATGGTAAAACCACCTGCATTTTCTGCTATTCGTTGCCGATTAATTGTGCGAATCTTACATAGGTAGAGAACGAGAATGACCAAAAGTTGAGCCTTTTGGCCAAGAAATGGAGCATCAAGTATGCGCGGCGCACTGCCCATCAAGTGCAGAATCAAGCGCATGGAGCGGGGACAAGTCGCCCTCGCAACGCTCGCTGAGCGCCTTGACTGCCCGCTCCAACAGCAGGTAGTTATCCAGGCTTGGCTTGTGTTCTGGATTACGGCAAAGACGGCTTACGACGGGCTGTGAGATGCCACTGACCCGTGCGAACTCCGTCTGGCTCATGCCGAGGTCACGGAGCATGTCTCTGAGATGTATGTGCTGCATCATGGGCCCCATCTTATTCGTAAGCGACTAAAGAGGCAATAGGGGTAGTGCGATATGACTAGGACGAGTCCGAAAAAATCGTCTATCCCTCCGGTCAAGCTGGCCGGAGGTGACGACATGGCTCTCGAACACGAATTGCTGGCGGGCATCAAACGCATGTGCGAAGAGCAGTGGCGCGGCAATGTCTCATCCATGGCCCGCGACTTGCGAATGCCCCAAGCGACTCTCAATCAGTTCCTGAACGGGGTACGGAAGCCAGGCTATGAAACGTTAACGAGGATGCTTGATGCGCTTGGGATCAAGATCGTCTGGCCCGGTCAGGGCGAACAGACGACACGCCCCGTACAGATATGCGCCGGAGACATCCCTGAAGACGTCGCGCGCAGCTACCGGGCCATACCCGTCGTCACCGAGCGCGACGCCCTCAACAAATCCGCTCCCTCTTCCCCCGAGGCATGGGCCATGGTCTGGAAGACACACCCGGCAATACTCCAGCGTACAAACCTTGTGTGCGTCAGGGTATCGCAAGACTCCATGGCCCCACTGCTGCATGTAGGCGATTATGTCATCATCGATAGGGCCGACTGCGTTGTGACTGAGCAGGGGCATGGCAACATCTTTCTCGTGAATGACCCACAGGATGGACCGACCATCAAGCGGGCTCGTATACAGTCGACCCCAACGAGTACTGTACTGTTCTGTTATTGCGACAATGTCAGGATTCCGCCGTCATTCATCCAGATACCGCAGGATGATGACAACTACCTGTCACATGGAGTGCTTGGCGGACGTGTCGTCATGATCACCAGCTCTGCCTTGCAAAAATGATTCGTATGTCACCGTCGCGATGGCATACAGGTCATCTCCGACCAAAAGACTAGCCACTATACATACCAGCTCACGCCTTTTGGCGTCATCCCCGTCGACGGTTACACGTGCGCTCTGCACGTGGCCTGCAGACGGAACGCCTCCCACCTGCTTTACCAGAGCCCGCCATCGCTGGACATCTCCCCCCACGAGGAGCCTTGCCGCGTCATCGCAACCGCATAGGCTCGCCACATTCCCACAAATGCACTTGAGCACGGCGCGACCGGCGGCGTGAACATCCACGCCTGCCAGCGCGAGAATAGCTGCATCCATCGTATCCTCCGTTGAACCGACGGCCCCTGGTCACAGGGGCGTGCGCCTGCACGAAGTGAGCCGTCACATACATATCCACACGGCGATAAACAAAAAGTTTCGCCAGCATCCAATCAGGCCTCCACAAAACGTCGAACCCGACTATCCGGCCCGAATGTGCATCGGTGATGATTTTTATGCAAGTTGCATCAATCGCACTTGCATAATTTTTCGTCTGCGAATAATCTTGGCTCATCGGAACCAAGCAACCCAGAACAGCGCCATGCGGCAGAGGGCTGGCAAGCGAGGTGACGATACCCCCCGAAGAGTACCGAGCACGGCAAGCCGCAAGCCCACGGGAGCGGGAAGGCAACAGCGACGGCAGGGAATGGGGGCTGAACCGGGAACATACAACGACGGAGGCAGCCATGGGCATCAGCAAGAGGACGCCACGAGAGGCGATAGGCACCGTTCTGGTTCTTCGGCTCGTCATCATCGCGCAGTTGGCTCAGCACGAGGTGGATCATGCCTGACATGACCTACCGCTACGACGCCGACCTGCACAAACTGGTGACGCTGGTTCGCATGGGGGCGCACACGCTACGCCTCGTTGCTGACACCCTACCCGCCCTTCGCACGCTATGGGCACGCCACATCCGTCATGGCTTTGTCCCTGCGTAGGTGTGCCATGTTCGAGAGCTTCAACCGATGGATGGACGACTGCGGCTATGTCTGGCTGTTTATCACCTGCTGCATCGTCGTCGCACTCCTCTGGGGTATGCCATGACCGTCTACTGCAAGGATAAGCGCACGGACCTTAACGACCGTCACTGCCTGCTGCGCCACATACATTCCATCAGAACGGAGCAGCGTCTCCACTGTGCCGAGTGTGCCACCGGCCGCTCGTTCGCAGAGAACGGGTTGCCGCAGGTCGCAGCACGCGGCGGGCGCAAGGCCAGCGTGAAGATGGTCACCCCGCTACGCCCTGGCTCTGGTGTTGAGCTGGCCGCCGTACTGCTGCGGGCCATGCTCGAAGCAAGTGCCGGCCGTGTGTCGTTGTCCCGCCTTTTCAGGGCCTACAACGATGCCGCCAACGCGCTGGGCCTTCCCGCCACATCACCCGGTGGGCTTGCAAAGCGTCTCCGTAGCCGGGGCTGTTCGACTCTCATCACACGTGCCGGGCAGGTCATCACCGCCAGCACGGGAACTCGTCGTTTCGTCTCTTCATCCATGCCGCAGCCATGCGGCAAAAGCGCAAGGTGAACGTGATGAAAATTGCTCAACCGCACAGGCAAGCCGGGGGTGCCGCATGAGCGACAAACGCCGCCCCGACGCGACGATGCGTCTGCACCGGCCCACGGGTGAAGTGGTGCGCATCGAACTATTCCGCTCCGAGCAGTGGCCCACACGGCCCGAGGCACAGCCCAATGCCTTTCGCATCCGGCTTGATGGTCGCTGGTGGCCCGAGGCGAAGACCATGGATGAGATCCACTTCGCCAGCCCCTACGGCATTGGCCAGCTTGTGACCCGGCTCGTGTCGGCGTCATTCGGCATCCCCACGGGTGCCCCCGACGGCGACGAACCACCCGTGCATAAGGGCGACGTGGTGCGCGTCTACGCAGATGGACGCATCACGCGGTCACGGGCGCTGGGCGACGCCGCACGCGACCCGGAGACGATGGAGTGGATGGTTCGGGTCATCGGGTTTCAACAGCCGCAACGTGTCGACGCATTGCTACCGCCGTCGAACGAACCGCAATCGGTTCCCACCTGCATGACAGCCTGCCCGTCGTGCGGGAACGTCACCCCCGGAAGCGAAGACCTCTTTCAGCCATGCCTCAACTGCGGCGGCAACGAACAACTCCTCGTCCGTGCTACCGAGCTTGGCGAATTGGCCCTCCTCAGCCGCCGGGTGGATTCCATGTCGCGCGACGAGAGCATCAGCGGCCACATCGCCCGGCAGATCATTGCACAGCAGGGAGATGCCAATGTGTAACATTCCGCAGCATCAGTCCCGGGCGGCATGGCTCCGAGCCGAATTGGCACGGCACAACCGCCTCTACTACGAGCTCGATACGCCCGAGATAAGCGACGCCGAATACGACACCCTCTATCGTGAACTCGTCAACCTTGAAACGCTCTGGCCCGCATTGATGGACGAGGCATCGCCCACGCAGAGAGTCGGCGGCGAAGTCCTCGATAGGCTTGAGAAGCAGGCGCACACCATGCGTATGTACAGCTTGGACAACGCCTTCTCCCGCGACGAGTGGGGGGCGTTCATTCAACGCATGTACAATACCCTGCCCGAAACCCCTTCGTCCTTCTGGTGCGACCCCAAGATGGACGGTCTCGCACTGGAGGTCATCTACGAGAATGGCGTCTTCACGTCGGCGTTGACGCGGGGCAACGGCGCAGAGGGTGAGGTCGTCACCGCTGCCATGAGGACGGTGCGCAACCTGCCTCTTCGCCTACGAGGAAACAATGTGCCGCACCGCCTTGAGGTTCGCGGCGAGGTGGTCATCGCCAAGGCCGATTTCGAGCAACTCAACGCGCGGCAATCCGCAGTCGGTGGCAAGGTTTTCGCCAACCCGCGCAATGCTGCCGCGGGGTCAGTGCGGCAGCTCGACACGTCTATCACCGCTGGAAGACCTTTGCAGTTTCTCGCCTACGGGGTGGGACAGGTGGTTCTCGATGGTGGCACCGCGCCGTGGACGACCCATAGCGACCTCATGGCGCGGCTTCGTGAATGGGGGTTTGACTCGCCCCCGGAAGGTCGTCTGTGCACATCGCCGGACGAGGTGTGGGCCTACTACGAGATGCTCGGCGCACGCCGCGAGTCGCTTGCCATCGAAATAGACGGCGTTGTCGCAAAGGTTGATGACACCGAGGCGCAAGAAGCCCTTGGCTTCACGGCGCGTGCTCCACGGTGGGCACTGGCCCTCAAGTTTCCTGCAATGCAAGTGCGCACTCGTCTACAGGACATTCGCGTGCAAGTGGGACGAACTGGGGTGCTCACACCTGTAGCGATACTTGAGCCTGTGCGCGTTGGTGGGGTCGAGGTGTCACGAGCCACGCTCCATAACGCCTATGAGATCGAAGACAAGGGCCTGATGCTTGGCGACATGGTGCTGGTGCAGAGGGCTGGCGACGTCATCCCCGAAGTCGTGCGCCCCTTAGTCGAAGATCGCACGGGTGGCGAACGCCCCTTCGTTTTCCCGACAACCTGCCCTGAATGCGGAAGCGTCGTACACAAACCCAACGACGAAGTTGCACACCGATGCATTAACGTCTCGTGTCCTGCTGTGCGCAGACAATCCATCATCCATTTCGTTTCCAAGGCAGGCCTCGATGTGCGCGGCTTCGGCGAGCACATCGTGCAGCAACTAGTCGATGCTGGCCGCGTGACGACGGCTGCGGATCTGTTCTCGCTTACAACGGTCGACCTGATGGGTTTTGAACGCATGGGGCCGACATCAGCTGCAAACGCAATCGCATCTCTTGACGCTGCACGCACAGGGGCAACGCTTGCCAGGCTCATCTGCGCACTAGGCATCCGTCATGTCGGCGAGCAGACGGCGCGGACTCTTGCCACGCACTTCGTAGATCTTGATGCCATGCGAAAGGCCGACGGCGAAAAATTGCTGCACCTGCCTGACATTGGCCCAGAGGTTGCCGCATCCATTCGCTGTTTCTTTGACAACCAGAGCAACATCGAGCTGCTTGAACAACTACGCGACAAGGGGCTGTGGCCTCGGAAGCCCGATGCCAATGGACCATTCGTCCGCGAGGGTAGCCAACTCCAAGGGCTGAAGCTGCTTTTCACAGGGAGTTTGCAACGCATGAGCCGCAGCGAGGCCAAACGCATGGCTGAAGCTGCAGGGGCGCATGTTGTCTCCAATGTATCAAAGTCCCTCGACATGATTGTGGCTGGTGCCGACGCTGGCTCCAAGCTGGATCAGGCCAAATCCCTCGGCCTACACGTCATTGATGAAGACGCATTCGCCAACCTGCTGAAAGGGCTAGACCGCTGAGGAGATGCCAATGCGTAACATTCGCCTCATCCCCTCATCTGCCATCATCGCAGAAGAGGCTGGCACCCTGCTCCACGACGTGGAGAGGCTTTTCAATCGCAGTGGCCTCAACCCGGCGGACAAGTTTGCGCTGGCCAACGTCCGCATGGCCCTGCGCCGCGTCAGGGACAGACACCGCCAGTGCCTTGGCGTGGACATGCCCGACGCCGCACCAGAATCACCCTGCATTTCGTGCCATCGCGCCCTACGCGAGGACCAGACGCCCTAGCGTCCGGCTCCGAGACGTCCCCGGCGATTCGCCCCCCAGATAGCCGGGGCATGAGGAAATCGGGCCGGGTAGCCCGCACCACGACACCTTCGCACGCACGGCGCGGCGAGAAGCGGGCAGCCGAACACACGCCGGGGGTGGACGACGACACCCCCGGCCAAAATCAGAAGGGAAGCGATCATGTCTACGATGAAAGTAACGCGCTACAAATGCCCGCTCTGCGAAACTTTGCATGAAACGCCGGAGGGAGCGATGGAATGCGCAGCAGAATGCGCATACAGCAACTTCTCTCCAGAAGAATGCACTGTGTACAAATGTGTAACCTGTGGCGACGTGTTCACGAGCGAGATGATGGCAAAGCATCATGTGCAGAATAAGAAATGCCGCCCACGTGATGATATGCTCCGCGATTTTCTCTGTGAGTCATGTGTGAACCTGACAGCTGAAGGGTATTACTGCGTTGATTGCAAAAGCCGTCATCCTCACTTGCCTATCCCCATCACCGATAGCTGCCCCGACTTCGAGCGGGCCTTGAGGTAACCATGAAAAAGTTCCGTGTCGACGTGACATTCATGAACATCAGCGAGGATGGATACGACGCTTTCTTATGTGACGTCGAAGAGCTTGCACGATCCAAGGGATACGATGTGCATGTGGGGATTGGTGAACCTGACGTTGATGCGGATAACGACGGGGAATAGCCGTGAGCATCGAAACTGAAAGCATCCGCAGCCTCGCAACTCTTCCAAGCGCCGCATGTGTGCGTGGCACCATGCTCCGCGCTGCAGATGAAATCGACGTCCTCCGCGACAGGGTAACGAGACTGGAAGCCGCTATTATCGCCATGCACAACTCAGATCTCATGGCGTCAATCATCAAAGGAGCGATGAGCTACGACCACGAGGCCGAGGCCGATTTTTTCGCAACCGCCAGGGAAGACGGCAACGTTGACGTTGATATCAGGCTCTCGTTCACCCTCGCCGCAGCCCGCAAAGCCGTGGAGGCACTCCATGCGTAGCCAAAATACGGCCGTAGAAGCGGCGGCACTTATCGACATCCTTCGCAGTGACACGACCAACGCTCCGAGCGGGCTGTCTGCAAAGGGCATCGCGGACAGCATAGGCGTTGGTTACTCAACCCTTATGAACGGCGTGAACAAGCACATCGAGGGGCACAAATTCCACATTACCAACCTGCTCCCCTTCATGCGCGTGACCGGGTCGGTACAACCATTGAGATACCTATGCCTGTCCATGGGTTACAGAATGGAGCCTCTCGATCTCGGAGACGTGGACGCGGCGCAACAGTCTGCATCGGATGAGTTGCGCCACCTGTGCAAGGTTATGGAGTCACGAGCAAAGGATATTCCAGCCTTGGATAACAAGCACAGGGCACAAGTCCGCGATGCGTGCAGACAGTCCATCAGAGCGTTGTTGCATCTTCTTGAGCAGGCGGAGGTGTCCCATGCGTAGCCCCGAAGTGCGCAAGTCCGAGGCCCTCGCAGAGTTCGGAGTCACGTCCGTGCCTGACACTGGCTGCAAATGCGGCATGGCGGCACAGGCATCCCTTGAGGTGCATCTCGACGAGTGGGTGGTCACCTGCCCTAAATGCAGACGCACCGCGAGGCATCATGACCTTCCAGCAGCCCTTGAGCTGTGGAGGGTGGCACAATGAAGCCGATTTTTTTCAACGATGAGATGGTGCGGGCGATTCTGGGCGGGCGCAAGACGCAGACGCGGCGGGTGATGAAGCCGCAGCCCCGTGTGGCGAGATTTGGAGAAACACACCCCACAAGACCCAATGGGGTAATTGGTCACGTAGACGGAGCGTTGGGAGGTGGCGATTACCACGTATGGCAAGGGCCGCGCTTCCAAGCTGGTTTAACACACGGCGGTGTGTATTTGGCACTCAATCAGTGCCAATACCAACCCGGCGACCGCCTGTGGGTGCGGGAGGCGTGGCGCATCGGCGCGTGGCAATTGTGGTCAGAGGCTGTTGCCATAGACTATCGTGCTGACTCTTTTTGCCGTCGAGAATGGATACGCATTGGAGACGACGACGCTGGTGAAGCCTTTGATAAGTACCTCAAGCAATCCATAGCAGACGTAAAAGCTGCCGGGTTGAGCGCAGACGCAGATGGCCATTACCACTGGAAGGCTGGCGAATCTCCGTGCCGTTGGCGTCCCTCCATCCACATGCCGCGATGGGCCAGCCGCATCACGCTCGAAATCACCGACGTGCGCGTCCAGCGGTTGCGGAGCATCAGCGAGGATGACGCACGGGCGGAGGGCGTCGAGCATGATGGCGGGTGGGAAGAGCCTGACGGAGAGGGGTTTACGGAAGGGTTTGGATTCAGGGACTACCAAACTGACGAAGAGTCGTTCCCGTATCGCAACCCCTGCACTAGTTTCAAAACCCTTTGGGACTCCATCGCCAAGCCCGGCACGTTGTGGCGTGACAACCCGTGGGTGTGGGCAAACTCGTTCCAGATGGTGGAGGCATAGCCATGCTGCTAGACCTCCTCAACATCAGCCGGGACGAGATCGTCGTTGACCTGTTCGCGGGCGGGGGCGGTGCCAGCCTCGGCATCGAGATGGCAGGGTGCCGCGTGCACGCTGCGGTGAATCACGATCCGGTTGCCGTCTCGCTCCACCGCGAGAACCACCCCGACACCGAGCACTACACACAGGACGTGTTTACCGTGTCGCCGCAGTGGGTGACGCGCGGTCGCAAGGTGGGCCTGCTGTGGGCCTCGCCAGACTGCACGCACCACTCCAAAGCCAAAGGCGGAGCACCCACGCGCAACGCCCGTCGCCGCGAGCTGGCCCGTGTCATTGTCGACAAGTGGATACCGGAGTTGCGCCCAAGCGGAGCACACCCCCGCGTCATCATCCTCGAAAACGTCGAGGAGTTTCAGGACTGGGGCCCGTTGGACGCCAAGGGCCGCATCATCGAGGCGCAGCGTGGCAAGTCTTTCAAGCGGTTCATCAGCGACCTCAAGCGGTTCGGCTACAAGGTCGAGTGGCGCGAGCTGCGGGCGTGTGACTACGGCACACCAACCATCCGCAAGAGGCTGTTCCTGATTGCCCGGCGCGACAAACTGCCCATCGTCTGGCCCGAGCCGACGCACGGTGCACCCGGCTCTCCCAAGGTGCTGGCTGGCCAGCGCAGGCCGTGGCGAACGGCAGCCGAGTGCATCGACTGGTCACTACCCTGCCCGAGCGTATTTGCCTCGTCCGGGGAGATTATGGAGCGGCACGGGGTGCGGGCCATCCGCCCCCTGTCGCCCAACACGCTGCGCCGGGTCGCCAAGGGTATCCAGCGGTACGTCGTGGAGGCCGCCGAGCCGTTTGTGGTGCAGATGCGTACCGGGGCCGTCGGTCATCCCATCGACGAGCCGTTGCGCACCGTCACGGCGGGGGGCAAGGCCGCAAGGCCGGGTACGGGCAACACGTTCGCCCTGTGCGTTCCAAGCATCCAGACCTACTACGGCGACCACGCCGGGACGCACGACGGCGCACGGAGAGGATGCGCGATGGACGCGCCCGTGGGCAGTGTCACAGCCGGGGGCAACCGCCACGCGCTCGCCGTGGCCCACCTGCAACGGCAGTTTGGCAACAGCGTCGGTCAGGAGTGCGACAAGCCCGCGCCTACCGTCATGCCCGGGGGCGACGGTAAGACCGCTGTCTGTGCGGCCATGCTCAAACACTATGGCGGCGTGGTCGGGCACGAGGTCGAGCAGCCCCTCGGCACAGTGACCCGCGTTGACCATCACTCGCTCATGACGGCGGTGGTGGTCGGGGCCGGCGGCCCCAGCTACGGCGGAAGACCGGCAGCAGTCGACGCGCCGCTGGGCACGGTGCTGACCGACAATCACCGCGCCGTCGCTGTCTGCAAGATGCGTGGTGACAACGTCGGTCACGGGGCCGACGAGCCGCTCCACACGGTCAGCGCACGCGGGACGCATCATGCGCTCCTCGCTGCGACCATCGCCAAGGACTACGGTACGGGCGGATGCGTGGACACAAGAGCCCCCCTCGCGACTGTTACGCAGCGTGACAAGCTGGAGCTCGTCACGGGGTGCCTCGCGGCCTACTACGGCGCAGAGGGCGACGGCCAGCCCGTCACGGCCCCCATGCGCACCACGACCACCCGCGACCGCTTCGCGTTCGTCCGCGCCCTGCTGGACGAGTATACCCCCGGCGTCGAGCCTGTCGTCACCATCGGCGGGCAGCGTTATGCCGTCGTCGACATCGGGCTTCGGATGCTGACGCCGCGCGAGCTTGCGCGGGCGCAGGGTTTTCCGGACACCTACATGCTCGACATGGTGGGCGGGCAGCCTGTCACCAAAGCGGCGCAGGTCAGCATGATTGGGAACAGTGTGTGCCCCGATTTGGCCGCAGCTCTGGTGGGGGCCAACTACAAGCCGGTGCGCCACGATGCGCCGGTGGTCGCCATGCCGCTTCTGGAGGTGTGCAATGCGTAGCATCTACACCTGCGCCCGGAGCGGGCCAAAACATCGCCCCGCAGCTGTAGACGCCCTGTTCGCGGGGCACGCGCTTCCCAAGAGCAAGACCGCACTGGATGAGGTGCGCGAGTACATTCGGGGGCTGGAACGCGATGCCGGGAGTGCCGAGGCGCAGCTTTACGCTAGCCGGTGGGATGCAGACGATGCACACCCCTTTGTGAGGTTCAAGCCGTCACAGGAGAACAAATGGCGGCATGACGACATCTGCCCTCTGTGCGGCAAGGTAATCAGACCTCGCGGCATAAAACAACACCTCGCATGGCACGAAAGGCGTGGTGACATCACCACAAAGACCGCCGAGTACGTGGGGCGTGCAAGCTACTACGACTTTGGCGATGGCACATACTTCCCCTGCTAATGGAGGACAACGCATGACCATCACCACCACACTGACATGGACGCGCTACGACGGAACAGACGCTACGCTTCCGGAAGTGAATACCTTAATTGTGGTGCAATACGCAGAACCGATCAATACGAGCACATTGATGGGAATCGGGTTCTATTGCGATGACGGATGTGTGGATTATGCGCATCACGGTCTAGGGAGGCTTGCCGAGGGATTTCTTTGGGCACCATGGCCCGAAGCACCGGAGCCGTCCTCATGCCCATGCGCATAGTCATCGTCTTTATCATCGCCCGTATCATCATGGGTCCCATCGTGGAGAAGTGACATGCCGAAACGTCGTACCAAAACAGGCGCTCGCGTCGTATGCCCCGTGTGTGGCCACACCAAGAGAGCCGACCAGACGTGCCACTCCCTGACGTGTCAGGCCATCAGGCGCGTGCATCCTACCCTGGCATATGAATGGAGGCTGCGGGCCTTCGTGGTCTTCCTGTGTGGGAAACTCGCCGGAGCACTCCTCGAACAAGACCCCGACAGGGACGGTGACCGCATCTGCGAGCGCATCATCCGCTGGCAGACTGAGGCCTTCTCAGACATGGGGCCGCGTTTTCGCATCCCTGAACAGTACGCTCTGCGCCGCCAGGGAGAACTTCTGGGGATCATGCGCCAGACGTTCGGCGATGAAGGCTCGCACGTGTGCGTGTGGGCCACCGCCTACGCCTGCGTGCTGCTCGTGCAGGACCTGCTGGAGCGCATCCCCGAAGATTCGGACGAACGACGCATCTACAACTGGCTGGAGTGCGCGATGCTCGCGCTGGTCAAGCTCTGCATCCGCAAGCGTGGGGCCGACCCGCTGCATGATGAGGCATCGAGGAGCGAGGCATACGGTTATTACAACACGCTGCGCTTCGATATCTGGCAGGAGAAGGTCGAGGATGAGGGCGAGGGCAAGTGCTTTGTCGTCGCTGACAGGATGCTCGTCGTTGCGCGGAACAGACGCGAAGCGCGTGAGCACCTGCTTCGAAGCTACGGGCTAGTCTTCAGGTCGCGTGCAGTTCGCGGGCTGCACCCTGATACGCAGCTCATGGCTGGCGACACGGCGACAACCGCCGGGGACATCGCTAACGCATACCCGGTACCTTCGATCATCAAATACGCCGAACAGGCTGCATAGGAACACAGGCATGATGAACACCGAGACAAACGAGACCACCATCGCGCACTCTGCAATCATGCAAGCCTTTGCTCCCGTGGCGCGGCTTGAGATGCTGAGGCGGAAGGAATACCTCTCGACTGAAGAGGTTGCAGAACTCTACGGCGTGAGCAAGGTAACTTTGGACAAGTGGCGCAGCCGCAGCTTTGGGCCTGCGTATACGCAATTCGTTGAGCGGGGAGATGTGTTCTATAAGCCGAAGGATGTTGAGGCGTTCTTTGACCAGCACAAAGTCAAAACGCGTGGGTAGTCATGTCACTCGCTTTTGCCGGAGTTCATCGCCTGCGTGATAAACGAGAGCGCGTCCACCTTTGTCTCCGGACACAGCTTGCTATACCTGCGCGTCATTTCGAGAGTCGAGTGCCCCATCAATTCACCGATGACGTACAGCGGTACACCTCGCTGCGCCATCCACGACCCGAACGTATGCCGCAACGTGTGGAATACGACCTTATGCCTTCTGTCAGTGATACCGTGATTGAATCCTAAGTCTTGTATGACTCTGACCACGGTTTGACTGATATTGTTGATTCGCTCGCCATTCCTGTTTTTAAAAACAAAATCCTCCGCGCCAGAACAGGCCGCCTTCCTCTGGCGCAACATCTCACATAGTCCTCTATCAGCCAGCGGCACGGTACGCGTGCCGCATTTGGCGTCCATGACGTGTAGCAGCCGGTTATCAATGTCCACGTGACATGCTTGGAGGCCGAGGATCTCATCCAGCCTCAGCCCCGCATGGAGCGACACCAGCGACACGTCAGCCCACAGAACGCTCCTCTTACGGAGTGCTTCGACCAGCCTGACAGCCTCATCAGGGGTGAGGAAGCGGAGACGACCGTTGTCGACCTTCGGCATCGGAACAGACACTGTTGGGATATCGCCCTTGTATTCACCCCACGCCGCCATCTTCCTGTAGACTCGCCGTAACAGGCCCAACGCGTGCTTGACTGTCTGAGGCGACCTCTGCGCCAGCATACGATTTTTGAACTCCTCGATGTCGACGGGCCTGACCCCGGCCATCTTCTTCATGCCAAACGCAGGGGCCAGCCATAGACGATAGAGCGCCTCATCCGATTGCTCGCTGGGCTTCCCATGCAACCATTTTTCGAGATACAATGCCCATGCGTCATTGATGGTCAGCTCGCCTTTTCGCCCCTGGGGCGACGACTTACCATGACGTATGTCTCTGACCCGCTCAGACCTGACGTCAGAGGCATAGGCTGCAGTGTAGCCCTCAGATCGCCACCCGACCTTCTCGAATACTTTCTTACCGTTATCCTTGAAGGTTATGTAGAAGCAGACATCAGGGCGGCCCTCATATTTGCGGTTGGTGCTAGGGTTCTCGTAAACCCCTGTAAATCTTGTCTTCCTCAT